ACCTGCAACGCGCCCTCAGCGGCGCCCTGGTGCGGCGCTTCGCTCTCCCAGCGGTAGCGCCAGGCGCCGGCCTCGGTCAGCGCAATGCTGGCATGGTATTGGCCAACGCCGTCGCGTACCAGCTCAGGCGCAACGCCGTAGAGGTAAGGCGTCAGGACGCCACTGGGCGACTTGACGTAAAGGCGCAGCACGCCCGGGTCGGCGGCACTGCCGTCGAAAGCAGTGAGCGTGACCGGAAGGCGAGCGCTTTCGCCAGGAATGAAATCAGCCATGTAAAACCTCGTGGGTGAGCTTGCACAGGCGGCCGGCCGAGATGGCCAGCCGCGTCGCGGGCTGTGCCGTATGCACCAGGCCGGTCAGCCGGTGATGCGTCGCGACCATCCGCAATGGGTCGAAGGCGGCGAGCGGCAAGGTCACCAGCAGCTGGCCAGTGGCCATGGCCTGCATAAAGCCGGCCGCCGTGATGGCCACATTGGCCGATAAAGGCGCACTGCCGCCAGCACTGGCACCACCGCTGGCGCTCAGGGCGCCGGGCGGGTTGCCTTGCAGGCCAGCCTGGCCGGCGGCCGAGGCGGCACCGCTCGCCTGCAGGCCAATGGCGAGATTGATGACGACGGCCCCGCTTGCCTGCGCCTGACCAGCTGCGTTGAGACTACCGGCCGCGCCGCCGGAAAGACTGGCGCTGCCCCCGGCCTCGCCGGCACCGGTGGCGAGCACATTGAGCTGGGCTGCCAGCGCGGCATTGCCGGCCGCCTGGGCGGCACCCGCCCCTGCCAGTAGCACCGCGGCCGATAACCCGACAGCCCCGGCTGCAGCGGCCAGCCCGGCGGCAGTGATCGTGATCGTGGCTTGCGCGCCCGCCGCGCCGCCAGCGATCGTAATCCCGGCGGCGGAGAGCGGGATATTGACCGCGGCGGCAGCCGATCCGCCAGCGCTTGTGACGCCGATTGCAGCGAGCGCGACTTGCGCATCTGGGGCGGCCGATCCGCCCGCCACCACCGCCCCGCTGGCCGAGGCGGCCAGCGCGCCACCCGCCGACACCGGCACGAATAACTGGCGTGGCAGAGACCGGAGCACATCCAACGGCGAGAGGCTGAGAGATCTCCCCTCGGCGTCGTTGACCGAACCTGCCCATGCTGCCGCCAAATACGTCTGACAATTGGCCCCGTTGGCATAGATGGCAAGACTGTCCGACGCGGTGAAAGCGCTATTAGCAAAGCCGCTTGGGTTATCGACCACCTTGGTGTCGTTGATAAATACCCGGAGATCAACCGAGGTGTTGCCGGAACGTCGCCCAGTGATGACAATATTGTAGGGTTTGCCAACTTCATAGGCTACGCCAGTGTTGGTGCGTGTCGTGTTCGATAAAAACGAGAACTCAGCAGCAGTGCCTGTACCTGTCTGCAGGCCGGCAAACCCGTTACCATCTGATGACCTGTTGAATCCAATGTAATTACTGGCAGCAATGGCTTGAGCGGTCGGCACGCACTGGATAACCAATGTAAATACACAGTTAACCCACTGACCCGCAAAATTAGTCCCAGAGCCTGCGGTGCGCATCGCAGCGGTGGTATACGGACCACTAACTCCGATTGCTCTACCTATTGAGCCAGATGCCAGGGTAAGCCGACGATCCCCAAAGAAAATGCCGCGACTGGCAGGTGATAGCCAAAAGGTACCCGGAGGCACATTGACGAGAGGCGGCAGCCGCAGGTTGCTCATTTACGCAGCTGGTCCCATCGTGCACGGAGTGACCAGAAGTTTCCATCCGGCGCTCAAGGTCTGCCCGGTGCCGTTGTTGTGCAGGTAATAATCCGCCTCCCACGGGACACTTTGCGCATTGCAGACCAGGGATTGCGATGCCGTGGTGTTGTTGACTAAAAATACCCCGATATAGATCGTCGGGCGCGTCGTCTCGGGGGCATCGCCATCCGCAGTACCGTCGATGTTGAGTGGCCTCGCATAGAGTGCCAGCGTCGTGTTTTCGGTGGGGGGGACGGCAAATGCCCCGGTGAGCACAAACCGCGCATCCGGGTAGCTGCCGCCATCCGCGACAATGCCGTAACCGGCATCGTCCGCCTGCGCCAAGGCGTTGTTGGCAATGCTGGCCCCGGATGACTCAAGGGTTTTTTGTGCCCCAAAAACAACGATCGCTTCATTGCTCATAGCGTCAGCCTCCCTTCTGCGATGTTGAGTGCGTCGCTTACCGCGTTGTATTGGATCGGGTCAGCCACTTCGGCGACAGCGAGCAGGGTGGCAATTGCAGGGGCCATGCCCTCCGACTTATCGGAAAATCCTTGCAATTGCGCGCGGGTGACCGGATGACCCACGTCAAATGTGCCTTGCTCGATCATCTTGAGCGCCCATTTAACGTTTGCATCGGTTCCACCCATTGTTTCCAGCGCGTTGAGAAACTCACCTCCGGCTGGCGCCATGACAGCAAGGCAGGTACCAATGCCGATTGGCGTCGACTGCGTCTTGACGCGACCCGCCGACAAGATGGCAGCGATTGCCACGTCATTGCGATCCAGTAGCAGCGAGTCGATAGCGATGATCTCGCCTTCGGTCAAAGATCTACCGACCAACCCCTCAAGCGCTTGTTGTTGGACCGGAGTCATCAGTTATCGCTCTGGAACGACAGCTGGCCATTGGCGAAGCTGAGCGTGAAGCCGGCCCCGGAGACGTTGATCGCCGCCGGCAGATCAATGGCGATCCAGGAATTGCCCGCTGTGGCGGCATCGTAAAGCCGTACTGACTGGATGTTGCCCCAGGCGCCGCTCGATGCCGGGAAGGGGATCGCGACGTTGTTTTCGCTGGTGCCATCGGTGCCGGTGCTGGCAGTGGTGCTGCCTGGCGCTTGCGTACCAGAGAAGTTGGCCAGCGTGGCGGCGACAGCGACGCGGGCATAGGCGTTGCCGACTGGCTCAACACCGGCGGATGAGTCGGCGCGCAGGTCGGTGCATAAGCCGACGTACCAGGTGGCGGGGGCGCCGAGCGCCTGGCCGCGCAGCAGCGCATCGTTCACTTTGTTTTCGGCGTAGTCGGTGAGGACCATGGTTTTTCCTTTCGGGGTTAAGAGGTTGATTCGTCGAGCACGGCGGCCATGCCCTTGAGTTCGGCCAGGGCAAAGCCGGCCGCCATCAGGCGGGTGAGTTCTGCACTGTCGAGATCGCCGAAGGCATTGAGCAGCGCGTTTTGCAGGCTGGACAGGTCGCTGGCGGTGTCGACCATCTGGCTAACGCTGGCAATCAGGGTGTCCATCAACGGCTGGGTGATGGTGGATAGCTGGTCGGCCAGGGCGGCGTCGGGCGGAGGCAAAGGGATAGCAACAGGGATAGCGGCGGCAGCGAAGGCCGGGGCGGGTTCGTCTGGGGCTGCGATTTTTGGGGCTTTTGGCGTGTCGACCGCAGCATCTACCGCCGGTTGTGCCAAATCCCCCGCCTCATAGCCATACGCCCTTTCCCAGTACGCATTGGTAAAGCGCGCCCCGGATTTGTAGTTCTTCTCATCGCGCTCGGCCTGCAGCTGGTCTTTCGCCGTCTGGTCCCAAAAGCTGAAGGTCGGCGCCGTAGCGGCGCCCCAGTTGAGCTCAACTACCCATCGGATCAGTTGATTGATCGCCGCGCTGACAATTTCCGCATCGCCGTCGCGCAAGTCGTTGGCCACCTCCAGCCCGGCCGTGGCGCTGGCCTTGTTGCTGCTCGCCTCGGTCGTCTGGTTGGTGCCGGTCAGGGCAATGCTCACCTCGCTACGGCAATACATCACCAGGCGCTCGTACAACTCGGCGCTGGCGCCTTTACCGGCCATTTCCACCAGTTCGATACTGCCGTCGTCGGGAATCGTCGCCACGCCGTCCTGAATCAACGCCTCCAGGCTATCCAGCAAGGCAGCCCGCTCCGCCGGCGTCGCACCGCGCGGCAGTTTGCCGACACTAAAAGCGCTGCCGAATTTCTCGGCAAAGGTCAGCCAGAACTTGACGCTGCCTTTCTTGAACACCGTCGGCCAAAACACCATTGAAAGATCGGCGAAGCCATACGGATTCTGGTAAGTCGCACTCTGGCGTGGCAGCAGCACCTTGCGCCGCGGGATCTCTTCGCCGTGAAAGGGGTTCGCCCGCGTCTTGAAACGCAGCTGGTTGTCGCTGTCAAAGTGAAACCACTCCGGCGGCTTGCCCAGCACCTGCGCCGGCACAAGTAGGCTGCCCGCCTTCAGCCAAATCACTTCCATCGGCTGGTAGCCGTAAAGCACGGCATCCATCGCCTCGTCGATCAAGCGTTCAAGATCCAGATCGTCGAGCATCGCCTCGACGGCCTTGGCGATGCGGGACGGCGCCTGGCCTTTATCCAGTCCCCACTGCAACGCCTTGACCGCCGATTTTCGCCGCCGCACACAGCCGCCGACATGGGCGTCGAAAAGCAGCTCACGGTAAGTCTCGATGCGCCCGCCGCGCGCCCGCAAAATCGTATCCGGGTTGGGGAGATTCGCGCCAATCGCCGCAAAGTCGATGCTGCGGCCGCGCTGGGCAATATGGTCAGAAAGGCTGGGCATGGGGGCATCCGTAGGGGAGCCCCGAGCTTAGGGGGATGGCGGGCCTTGGGTCAGGGGGGCGAGGTTCGGTGCTAATAACCCTGGAGATTCACCCGATCCCGCCGTGGCCGGCTGTCGGCAAAGACCGGGCCGCTCGGCCCCGCCGCCGCATTCAACGCCAGAAAGCACGCCCAGGTGCGGTCGGCGTGGCCGGCCGCGTCCGATTCCGCGACAAAACGCGGCGCCCCGGTCGGGCCGGTCAGCTTCTTCAGCTTGTGCAAATCGGCGCGCAGCGCACCGTTACCCAGCGGAATGCGAATCCTGCGGTCTTCAAAGGCTTCCTTGCCGATCGTCGCCATCGTCAGTTTGGCCGGCCCGGTGAAGATCACGCCCTCCACCCGGCTGCTGCCGTGCCGGCGCTGGGCATCTTCGACCGGCTTTTCGCCCATGCCGGTCTGGTCCATGCAGCAGCGCAGCACGCGGTAGCCGTTAAAAACCTCGGCCAGTAACGCATCCTGCTCGGCAAACGGGGCGCGCTTGCGGGTAATGATCTCCCGCGTCCACAGCACATCGCCCACCTGCTCCAGCACGTAGATCACAAACAAGTCATTGCGCGCACCGATATCGACCCCGACGTAACACGGGCCGCCGGTGTAATTTTCCGGCAGGCCGGCCAGCTCGTGCTCGGCGCCGTCGATCAGCTCGTAACTCAACCAGGCACTCGCCTCGTCCAGCCACTTCAGCTCAAACTCCTGCGCCCACGAATCCTCGTCATTCATCGCCGCTTTAAAGGCCGGAATATCGAGCGGCAAACCCTCCGCCACCGCCCGGTAAATATCCACCGTGTGCCGGCTCCACACCTCGGCCAGCTTGGCGTCGGTCATCAGCTCGTAAAACTTGTTGCCCTTGCCGTTCGGTGTACTCGTCACCACCAGGCGCCAGCCCTTGCGGGTCACCGGGAACAGGGCGCGCCAAATCGCGTGCGAATCCTTGTGGAAGGCGAATTCATCGAGAAACACATTCGCCGAAAAGCCCCGCGCCGTATCCGGGTTGGCCGGTAGCGCGGTAATCCGCGAACCGCCAGGGAAGACTACCTCCAGCTTGTTGACCTCGATGCCGCCGACGCTCTCCTGCCCCTCAAGGATCTGGCAAGCCACGCCATAAGCCTCAATATGGCGCTTCACCCCGGCCTCAATCGCCTCCCGCGCCTGGCGTTCGCCACGCGAAAGAATCACCCAGCGCGTCCGCTTGCCGGCCGCTTCGGCGGCAAAGCAGTCATCGACAATCTCCAGCGTCGTGGTAAAAGTCTTGCCGGTCTGCCGGGCAAACATGCCAATCTTGAAGCGCGACTTATCGGCCAGCCAGCCGCGCTGGTAGGGGTAAAGGGCCAGGGCGGGCGGTTTAGCCATGCGACTCAAGCCCCATAAATCTCTTCCCGCACAATCCGCAGGGTTTCCGGGTCCAGCCGGCGGCTATTGCTGCTGCCGGCCTCGGCTTCCATCGCGGCCAGTTTGGTCCGCGTTTCCGCCATCCACTTCTGGTTGGCAATATCCATCCGCCCGACATCGGCAAAGGCCCGCGAGATCAGCGATAGCGTCTTGGCTGCCGCCGCCGGGTCGTCTTCGCTGTCGCGTTTGACCGCCAGCGAAACGCGCAGCAGATTGTCTTGCAGGATGCTGGCGGCCGCGCTCATCAGCGAACCATCTTCATCGCCGCCCGATTCCCGGGCAGCCCGGGCCAAAGCGCGGGTGCGCCGGGCGTCCGCCATCGCCTCTTCAAACTCAGCCTCCAGCGCGCTGCCGTGCCGTTGCAGGGTCGCGCGGGAAATATCGAAACCCTTGGCTTGCAGCCATTCGGCCAGCGCGTCGTAACCGGCAAAACCCTGGCCAATCAGCCGGGCATTCAGGTCGTCAAGCACCTCTGGCGGCAAAAGCTTCACCTTGGCCGGGCGTGCCATGTTTAGGCTTCGCCCGGGGCCGGCGTGCCGATACCCGGCAGCTTGATCAGCCCGCGCGCCACGGCCAGGCCATCATCGGTCAGCGCCAGCAAGCCCTCGGCCGGGGCGTCGACCAAGCCCAGATCCGCCAGAAAGGCGCACTCGACCGACAGTTTGGTCAGCGTCATCGGGTAGCCGGTCGCCTCCAGTTCGCCCCGCAGGTTGCGCGGCTCGGCCCGGTAGAGCGGGCGCAGCGCCAAGGCCCGCAGAATCTGCAGGCGGCGGTGCTCGGTATTCACTTGCTCGACAGTCTTGTTCATTTCAAGCCCTTCTCGGTAATCTTGTTGACCAACAGGCGCAGCGAATCGGCCACGCTGCGGGATTCGCCCTTCAAGCCGGCCAGGTCTTCAGCCACCTCGTTAATGCGCTCGTAAATCTTTTCTACATCGGGGCGGCCAAAGCCATGCTGCAAAGCCACCTCAACCCGGGAGATGCGTTCGCCGATGCTATGCAGCTCACGGTTGGTGGCCATCTCCACCGTGGTAATCCGTGCCGCCGTCAGCACCTCATCGGCCATATGGCCATCCAGCGTGGCGCGAAAAGCCCGGGCGCCTTCTTCCCGCGCTTTCTCCTGGGCGGTAAAACGCTCATCCAACCGGCGGTCGATCTGGCCGAGCAGAATCTTGCCGAAAGCCGCCACGCAGCCAAAAAAGGCGACCAACAGCAGCACCAGGTTCCAGAATTCAACTTCAATCGTCATCACTGGTCCTTGTCCAGAATGTGCCCCTTGAACAGCAGGGGCGGCAGCAGGCGCGGTCGACCGCCTTGTATCGGGGAAAAGTGCTCAAGGCGCAGCGGGTGCAGGCTGGATGCCCACAAAAAATGCGGCCACCAGCCCCAGCGCGAACGCCGGGCGAGGATGTAGCCGCCGCGCGTGAAAAAGCGGCCGAGGGCGAAGATCAGGCAATTCGACCGGCCGCCTAGCATCGCAGCCCCCACTCCAGATCGCGCTGGCAGTCGATACAGGTTTGCACGCCCGGCAAAGCCAGGCGTCGCGCTTGAGCAATCGGCTCATCACAGACGGTGCAGCACTCGGCCGAGGGCCGGGCGGCGTAGCCCTGGGCGCGCCGCTCAACCTCGGCCAGCGCATCGCTCCGGGCGTTTTCTTCATAAGCCTGAGCGCGATCAACGTCGTCACTCATGGGCAGGCGCCTCGGCAAAAAAATCCGCTACCCCCTGGAGCCGTCCACGGCAGGTGTCGTAGCTTCGGCGGGCGGCATCGGCCCAGAGCCCGACATCGGTATCGGTGGCAAAGGCGGCATCGGGCTCAACAGGCTGGCCGGGGGCTTCGGACAGGGCAGGCTTGAGGCCGGCGGGACCGTTGAGCAGCCGGACAGCAGCGCTGCCAAGGCAAGGGCGGCCAATAGTAAGGCGATGGATTGCACGGGTAGTCTCCTGAGCTTCGATTTGACGGGCGGTTTCGGCGGCGGTGATGGCAGCGGCCAGCTGGTCGCCGCGCTGGACGGCGGCTTGCAGGGCAACGCTGGCCAGAATGGCGCTGCGTTCACGCTGCTCGGCATAACCCCGGCGCAAATCGCTCAGTTGGCCGGTGTAGTAGGCGCTGGTCAGCAGCCAGCTGGCCCAGGCGCCGGTGATCAACAGGGCGGCCGCAGCCACCAGACGGACAGCAAGTAGATTCATGGCAACTCCGTTAGATTTGGGTCTGCGCTGCATTGTTGGTATTCGGCCTGGCGCCGCGTCCATAGCCCCCCGCACAGCCGCCGGTATTGCGCCAGCTTGCAGTCGTGGCCCTGGTAAAAGCGGTAGCGCAAGATCTCGCCACAGGCCCCGGCGTAATCGCCGGCATTGGCTTTTTTGACCAGCGTCGACCGGCAAAACGCCGCCGGGCCAATGTTGTAGGCCAGGCTTAAAAAGGCGTCGTATTCATGCTGGTGCAGCGGCACCGTCAGGCACTGCTTGAGCGCGCCCTCGTAGTGCTGCGCATCCTGCAGGGCCCGGGCCACGGCCTTGGGCGGCGTGATCGTGTCGCCCAATTTAACGCCGGTGGTGCTGCCAAAGCCAATCGTCGGCACATCCCCCGGCACCGGGATAATCGCCTTGTCGCTATAGCCCTCATGCGCCATCAGCCCAACCAGGGCGGCGGCGGAAAGGCTGAGGGCAATGATCGGAGTGCGGTAGGCGCTCACGGGGTGTCGGCCTTCTGAATGACCGCCTCTAGAGGCAGCCTTTGTTGCTGTGCCTTCTGCGCCACGTTGCCGGCGATATAGGCGCCTACCGTGGCCAGCACCACCGCGCTATAAACGCCGTCGCCGATGCGCCCGGCCCAAACCAGCGCAGTCGCGCTGGCCAGAGCCAACAGGGCCAGGGTAAATTTACGGCCGCCCAGGCGTTCGAGGCTCATAGCAGGCTCCCTGTCGGCAGCGGCTCTAGTGGCAGAATTTGGGGTTGTGCCATGAACTGTTTTTTATCCAGCCAGCAGACCGCCGTGGTGTCGGGGAAAAGCCGGGCGCGCAATTCAAGGCTGGGCGCGGCTTTGCAGTAGCCGTAGCCGAGCAGGCCGCTACGCGGTTTGTTGGCTTCTTCGGATGAGAGGTAGTGGCGGCAGGCTTGGCAGGTCATGCCCCATTGTCGCGGGCGCGCGCGCGAGGCTCAGAGGGGCGGGGTTCGGCAACCCCCAATGAAAAGCCCCGCACTGGGCGGGGCTGGTTGATCCATAGAAAAGGAGGGGCTACTTTTCCTGTTTTGATTTCCCGTAATGGAAGCCACCAAAGCCCCCGGCAGCAAAGAGGGCAACAGCCTTCAACAACTCAACCACCATATCTTTGGCGCCATTGATCAGCGCAAATCCGGCAAGAATTGCCATGATGAGGACGATGACAATAATGAAGCGATGCCGCTTGAGCAGCATGGTGTTGTATTGCTGGCGGTTATCTTTCAGGTCGGTCGCCTGCGCCTCAATCTGTGCCAGGGCGACCTTGGTAGCGCTATCAATTTCAAAACGCCGGGTGTCTTCCTGCTTCTCTTGCAGGGCGATTTCGTGGCGTTTTACTTCCAGTTCTTTGGAGGCATGCTGAATGACCAGCGCCGCAGTCTCATCGTTCAGGCTCATGCGACCCGGTATTTTGGCGTGTTGTAGGTGACTTCAATGCCGCCGAATCCAGGCTTGCCAAGCGAAGGGCCGACCGGCCGGCTGCTTTTTATGTCGGCGGGTGAGGCTTCCTTGAGCGCGAGAAACGCCTGCGCAGAAATAACTTCACAGCGCACCACCTTTGCCTCTAGCGTTGCGCCTTTGTCGTAGGGGTTGGTCATAAGGACTCCAGCAAGTGGCAAAGGGTTAACTACAAAACGCCTGCGGGGGTGCAAGCGTCGGTTACCCAAATATTAACGCGCTAAAACATCTTTCGTCCAGCGCAACAATCGAACAAAACCCCCGTAAATATTGGGATTTGGCGCTAAAAAACCCCCGCACTGGGCGAATCAGCCGCCCAACATTTCAGTCTTCGCTCTCAGGCTCTGGAATAGTTGCCACCATCGCCCGCACTGCGTCAACAATGTCCAAAACTTCAAACTCGTGCCGGTTGTCTCCGAGCGCATCACGAATGCTGTGTATTGCGGTTTCCCATCGGTCTTTCCGCACCACTTTTCCATCAGCGCGAAACTCGTAGTCCTTGGGGTCTTTGCCGCGGAACTCCGGCATCCTGAAATCTTGTTCGGTTACTGTTCTGCTCAAAACAAGGCCCCCTGCACCATCGCTTCAGCCAGTTCGCTCTCCGGCCGTTTGATGATCTTCTCCACCGTGCGGGCGGCCAGGTCGAACTTGATGCCCAGCTCGAAGACGGCTTCCGGCGAGCTGTAGCCTTTGATCAGCAGCGTGTCGTATTCACCGCGCAGCAGCTGCTGGGCGCGGGAATGCTTGACCTCTTTCAGGTTCGGTACCAGCAGCGTGCCGCCGCCGCACCAGGCGACGATGCGCTGCGCCGCCGGCTCGCCGACGACTTCGCAGAGGTAGGCGTATTTGGCGCGGCCTTTGGCGGTGGCGCCGCCGACCCGCACCGGGACTGCCCATTCCTGCCCCGGCCAGGCGCTGATCAGGCGCGCCGCGCCTTCCAGCCCGGCAACGCGAATCAGATCCGCCGCCGTGCGCGGGAACAACGGGTAACGGGAGAGTTCGAGGAGCAGTTCCGGCGACACGTTAGACCCCGTGCCGTTTAACGAAAACTTCCAGCGCCTGCACGATCTTGTGCAGCTGCTCGCAATCGCAGAACTCCAGCGGCTGATCGCAGCCACGCATCTGGCGGCAAATCCCCTCGATGTAAGCCTTGCTCATGACGCCGACGGGTGGCGCCTGCAGCGCGCCGATGCGCTCGGCCAACCGATAGATTTTCTTGGCGTAGCTCTGCCGCTCCAGCGCCAGGCGAAAGACGAATTTCCACTCGTCGGCCGGGTTGGCCCCGCGAGCGATGCGGTTCAGGTGGCTGAGCACATCATCCAGTTCAGGGAGCGACATCGCGGTCAAGCTCTGCTTGCCGGTGATCTGAAGCTGCAGCGCATGACGCTCTTCCTTGCCGATCTTCAGCTTGCCGCAGGCCGCATTGATCGCCTTGATACGGTTCTGTTTCTTGAGGGCGTTCACCGATCGCTCCCGGCTGGCGTCATGACCATAAAAAATGCCGCGTAATAGCCGTCGACCGCAGCACAGAAGACATCCACCGGCCAGAAGGCCAGCGACTGCCAGCGCGGGCCGCGCAGCGGGAACAGGGCTCGTTTTATGGCCAGCGTGCTGGCCGGTATCCTTGGGGACTGTTCAGGGGACATTGCATTTCCTCGCGTTAAAACCATCTCGCCAAGCCCGCTGTGTAACGGGCTTGAAGTGAGGGTTTTGGCTTAGCCGGCCAGGGGCTGGCCTTGGGCCACGGCATCCTTCAGCGCCTTGGCGGCACCGAAATGCGGCACCTTCTTGGCGGGGAGGTGCATCGTTTCGCCGGTGGCCGGGTTGCGGCCATCGCGCGCCGCGCGCACGGTGACGCTCAGTTTGCCGAGGCCGGGCAGCGTGGCTTCGCCGCCTTCCGCCAGCTGCGCGGTAATGACCGTGACGGCGGCTTCCAGCACCTTCTCGACATCCTTGCGGGAGACGCCGGAGATCTGGGCAGTTTTGAGGATCAGTTCAGATTTGTTCATGTTGCTTTCCTTTCGGAGGGTTGAGAAAAAAGTGATGGGCGTCTTGCCCTGGTGGTCTTTCATGGCTTATCCAGACAGAAATGCAGCGGCGCGGCCGGTTGTCCAGTAAGCGCCGTTGTGGGTGTTGAGCAGGCCGCGCTGCACCAGGCAATCAAGCTGCGCCTGGTTCAGCGACACCCCGGCGCGGTATTGGTCGAGCAGCACCGTGAGCGCGTCGGCAGCGGGGATGAGTTGGGCGGGGTTCATGGCGGCTTGCTCAGCCATTTTTGGGGCTGTGCCAGCAGGTTTTGCCGTTCGGCTTGGTCGGGCCGTATTGCTCAATCACGCCACCGTCAGCATCGAGAATCTTGAAGCGGACCGAGCGGCCGGAAGCACTGGCCAGCACCTCACAGGCGGCTTTGACTTCGTCGTAACGGGCGACGTCGTAAGAGACCACGTTGGCCCAGCTGCCAGCGGTGTTGATCTTGAGCTGGACGCGGGAGAAGTCTTTTTCAAACGACATCACGCCACCGCCTTATTTTGCTCAAGCGTTTTCTGCCAGGCGCCAATCGTCACCAGTGACGAAAAACACCAAAGCACGGCCAGCAGAAAGGCGCCATGCCAGACCATAAAGAGAGTGGCGCAAAGGTCCAGAAACCCGCCGACATTGATCGGCAAGGCCGGGTGCCCGAGTTCTTCGCGGCGAGCTTTTGAAGCCTCGGTATTCACAAAAAACGCAACAAAGAAGCAAGCGCAGACGTAGAAATGCACGATATTGCGGGCGGGTTCGAAGTCATAGCCCAGCCCGGCAACCAGGCAGAGCGCAAACACCGCGATGATGAAAACTTGTCGCAATGTACGCATCAAGCCACCTCCGCCAGTTCAGCCTCAAATGGCACCACGATGAACGCTTCGCTCTGCCCGATCTTGATGCCCGGCACATGGCTGGCTTCGTCCGGGTTGGCCTTGATCGCATCGCGATTGACCGTTGGGGTGTAGCGCACGAACTCGACCAGGCCGGCGGCTTCGCAGGCGGCGATGACGTTCTCTTCGGTATCGGTCAGGCGCACGCTCGGCGGGTTCATCCGCCAGCTCACTTCGCCGGTGGTGAAGCTGCAGGATTTGACCTTGTAGTTGTTGGTCAGCGCCGCCCGGTTGGCTTCGGCGTAGATCTGCAGGCCCTGGCAGATTGCTTCGGCTTGCTGGCGAACCGGCTGGGCCAGCGCTTCCCAGCGTTCCTTGACCAAGGCCAGCTCGTCATTCATGTCGGCATTCAGCCGGGTCAGCTCGCGGTTGGCGATGCCGATCTCGGCAATCGCCTGGGCGGCCATCTCGCGGCTTTGCGGGATGTTGAGCGCCGCGGCGGGTGATTTGAGGCGGGTCTTCTTGGTAGCCATATCCACTCCTAAAGTTGGCAGTAAGCAATGAGGGTTTTGCGACGGGAGAGCGGGCCGTCCGGGCTGACCAGGGCGTTGCCCTGCTCGGTCAGGCTGATCAAGCGGCCTTTGTGGCCCATCGCCGGCAGCTCGACCAGGCCGGCGACCTTGAGGCGGTGCAGCGCGCCGGATTGATGGCCGTTGAAGCGGTTGCACACCTGGTCGCTGGTCATGCCGCCGGTGCCGCGCAGGGCGAGCAAAATGCGGTGGTCGGTGCTGCCGGGGACGATGCCGCTCACCGCTTGGCTCGGGCGCCCCAAGGCGGCGCGGGGTTGGTTGTGGCGGGCAGTGCTCATTGCAGCCACCAGCCAGCCTTTTGCCAGGCATCGCGCCAGGGGTAACCCAGGCGGTGCACGAACAAGACGGTATTCCGGCAGCGCCGCAGAAAGCGGCTGATCGGGCTTAATGCACGCATGTGACCTCCCGCCAGAAAACCCGAATATGACCAATGCAGCCGAGCCAGATCTCGGTACGCAGCCCGTCCTTTTCCGAGCGCTTGACCATGGCGCATTCGTCGCCGAAGAGGCCGCGCAGCCGGGGTGATTCGACCAGGCGCAGGTAAGCGCCGTTGCGGTCAGCGTCAATACTGAGCACCGCCACGTGCGAGGCCTTGGCCCATTCCCAGGCGGCGCGAATGTCGGCCAATAGCTGGTCAATATCGCAACGAGCATCACGGGCACGGGCGTTCGGGTTGGCGCTGTTGAGCGGACCGCCGACGGCCGGCCAGTCAAAGACCGGGGCGAGGTGTTCCGGATAGACCGGCGGGGGGAG